GGTCTGATCAGCAAGACGAACTTTCAAAGTAGCATTATTATCCAAGTAAAGACCGAGTTCATCTTGACGCGCGAAAATTCTGGTTTTTTCTTCGTTGCCCGCTCCCGGTGTTTTCCATTCCTGAACATAAATCCAAACACCATATGAAAAGTTAGATGCGTTTGGTTTGGATATTTTTTCTTTGGGTATATCGACAGCATCCTTCAAGTATGCTTGACTTAATAATTTCTGCTCTCCATCAAAGTAACTTTGAAATAACATATAAACAATTAATACAACAAGAACAGTTCCTAAAATTATTATCGTGTTACTCATTCTATATTTTTACATTATATTATTAATTGGTGGATTTTGTCCGTTTAAAACATTATAAATATTCACTATTTGATATTTAGTTAAGGGTTTTTTATAATACTTAATATTACAGATTGCGCCATCCAAATCTGTGTTGCTTCCATATGAGAGAAGGTCATCATCTTTTATATCTATACCATCAACAATAGTAGCAGTTTTAACTAAATCTCCATTTATAAATACATCCGCGGCATTTCCATTATAATTAAATACAATATTATTCCACTTTTGAGATTCAATATTTACGTTAAATGAATTATTATCACCATTTAGTTTAAGTTTCAACATATTTTTACCATTTTCCACACCGGCGTAACTTATACTTGGATGCGATTTTACTGCGTCGTCGTTGCCGCCGTCACTTGATTTGGTTGCCCCATAAGAAAAGAACTCTATATCACACGATATACCAGTGTCTTGCTGATTCAAATAAACCCACATAGATAGGGTAAATGTATTTTTACCACTTTCAAATGCTTTTTTTTTGTTGAGGTCGGGGTCACTAAGTTCGGTGTTATGTATATCGTGACCGTAAACATCTTTAAGAATTGTAAAATCAATTTGTTTATTACCAAAGCCATTACGCTTATCCAAAAAATTGGCTTCATTCATTATAGGAAATGCGCTACCTTTGAGTGGTGATGATAACAGAGAAGGTAATACCATATACCCGGTAATTAACAGAGCTTCAATTCCAAGTAATATATATGTAATATTAGAGGTTCTGGCAAATTGTCCTTTCATATACTCCATAAAATCATCTACTAAACAGGGTATATAGAGAATAAAATTTAAAATGAAACCAGGCCAACCGTGCATGTTTGTAATATGTCTCTTTATTGACCGGTATAATAATAAAACAGGAATAGCAGTAAGTAAAATAGATACAGTTGTTCCGGTATATTTGAACTCATATGCGCCATTTTTCGTAATTATAAAATATAATATGACAAGAGACGCAATTATACTTGACCCAATAAAAACAAAACGTTTATATTCACTTGATACAAATTTGAAAATATAGAAACAAGATAAAATTATGAATAAAGCGATTGATGCATAATATGAACCCTTATTTTTTAATGTATTTGCCGATGTTTTTGCGGATGGTTCTGTATGTTTATCACCATCAGCATCAGTCCATGTAAATTCATCACTCCCTGGCATAAAATGTATTGTTAGGGAAAAAAATATAACCAATAAAATTAAAATAAAATATTTTAAAGGATTACTGGCAAATGTTTTTTGTAGGTAATAGCCAAATAATTTTACATTACGTATAGAACCAGTTTTTTTACTATCATTATTACTATTATTTTTAACCGGGTCCATTGTGTTATATATATAGGAACTATATAATTCCTATAAATATATCAGTAAACCATAGAATAAATATACCAAGTGTTTAAAGGTTCTCCATCGCAGTTTTTTCTCCGTGACAGTCTCGGCATAACGCCACTAAATTATCAACGTGATTACTTCCACCGTGTTCCAATCTGACGGTATGGTCTACTTCAAACCAAGCGGGTAACTGCTTACGACAGTTGCCACAATGCCAATTTTGTTTTGCTGCGACAAATTTCTTTTTTGTTTCACTAACGGAACGCTTTGTAGATTGCTTACCCGAATTCATAATACGTTTTTCACTGGTTCCTCCCTGCACCATATTAATATTATTATTCATCGTATTATTATTACCACCGCGACTAAAATCATATTTACTAGTAAAGTCTAAAATAGGAGAAATAAAACTGGAGGTATCTTTATCAACTGGTAAGTATCTGAGATATTCATTGGATGCGACAATCATAGTTTTTGCGCGTTCGGGATTTTTACGAAATAACCAACATAACATATAACCAACAAACGCAACACCGAACATTTGAAAGTATTTTTTCCACGATATTAATAGTTGAATATACTTACCATCGGTGTACATATTTGCAATTATGAACCCAACTATTAAAAATATAACAATTTCAAAACGCATATAGGTTTATATATAGTTGATACATTTTATGAATCGTGTGAGTAAATATAAATCAATAACACCGAGATTAATGAGAGTGAAATATAAATATGGTGTTTTTTAATACGTAGTTTCTCCATCATTATAATAGGCGGTGCTTTATAGTGTTCAAAATAACGGTCAATTGATTCAAGAAGAGTTATTTCCTCCTTTCCTATTGTGACATTTATTTTATTATGTATAAAATGTATCCATCTAACGAGAGATTCGCGACTATCCAAATAAGGTGTTACTGGATACTTATTAATCAATTCACTAAATCTATTACTCATTGAACCAATAGGTAAAAAAAGGGGCATATTTTGTATTAAATCATAATATTTCCGCTTGGTTGCTTTATCGGGTGATTCTGGGTATATCTGTGCTATAGTATGAAGGAAGAACCAATAATGAGGTCCCCAGATTTCTGGATCAAATTTCATATGAAAAGTATATAAAACTATCTTATAATATTAATGGAGGTATACTGAATAATGAGTAAAAAGAACAGTGGAAATTATTGCAATAATTGCGGGAAAACAGGGCACCTGTTTCATAATTGTAAAATACCAATCACCAGTTTAGGTGTTATAGCATTTCGTAGTAACAAAGGTATAATTGAGTATTTGATGATACGTCGTAAGGAAACACTGGGTTATATAGATTTTATGCGAGGGAAGTATCAATTGACTGACAGGGAATATATCGTAAATATGCTTAAACAGATGACGAATGCCGAGAAGAAGAGCATTATGGAGGAAGATTTTGATAAACTATGGAAAGATATATGGGGCGACGAAGGTTATAATAATAAGTATAAGATGGAAGAAACTACATCCAAAGGTAAGTTTAATGTGTTAAAACAAGGTGGTCTGGGATTTGATTATTCATTGAAAGATTTGATTAGTGAAACCGAAGATAAATGGTTAGAACCAGAATGGGGGTTCCCGAAAGGGCGAAGGAATTACCAAGAGAAGGATTATGAATGCGCTGTGCGTGAATTCTGTGAAGAAACAGGATATGATACAAATATGATTGAACCAATGATAAATGTAATGCCGTATGAGGAGATATTTACCGGGTCTAATTATAAATCATATAAACATAAGTATTTTTTGATGTATATGAAACAATCTGATACAAAAGACACAAATAGTTACCAGAAATCCGAGGTGAGTAAAATGGAATGGGGTTCGTTGGATAACTGCTTGTCCAAGATTAGGGACTATAATTTAGAAAAAAAAGACATCATACATAAGGTTGATACTTGTTTGAAAAAATTAATGCTATATAGGTTGTAATCTTGTATATTATATCGTATTATAATATACAAGAAGGTAGACAATGCCACCCAAAACTAGAAAAAAATGTGATTACGATAAACAACCAGAATGTATAGAATGTCCTTGTGGTAGCACATACGAATTAAAAGGAAGGGGTGAGTTAAATCATTTCAATACACAAAAGCATAAAACATATGAAAATGAACACGGCAAAGTTGAACCAAAGATGATTAAAAAAGAGAATTCTATAAGAAAAACGGTTAAGAAAAAAATAAATAACATTAACATTACGAAATACGAACTATTGAAACCAACGAGTAATCCGAAAAAAACAGTTATCCAAGATAAAGTTATTGAGATATTAAAACCATCCGAAGACAAACCAGAGAACCCTCTTGCTGTCCCTTTATCAATTGTGACCAAAAAGAATAAGGTGCGCATTAAACCTGTCAATAAGTGTCCATTATTAAATGACAACAGAATTTTTATGAACGTTAATAATTTTTACATTAAAAGCGGAACTAAATCTTCTATATCCACAGCAACCAAAGAAAGAAGTATAGGAAAGAATGATGAACATTTATATAAATATAACGATGAGTATTTTATAAAATCATTTTGGTTCCTACAAAAGGTTAATAAATACAATAATGATTTTTTTACAAATAGCACTATCAAAAAATTAGAAGGCTTTCAAAAAGAAGAGAACCCAGCAATCGCTTTTTTAAAGGATAAATTGAAGAGTGTACAAAACAAAAAGTACACGGATATTTCAGGGGAAAAAAAAGAAATTACAGATGAGTTCATTGAAAGTTTAAACTTTACAAATGACGACTGGGAACCATT